AATACTAACACAAGAACTTATTAATACGGAGAGGCTACGATGTCAGATAAAACAAAACTAGAACAAGTTTTAGAGCATCTTCTTGCCGACGAACAGGACAAAGCGAAAGAACTAGTTCACGATTTTATGGTGGAAAAAGCACGTGATGTTTATGAAAGTCTATTAGATGAAGAAGAGGCTGTAGAAGAAGAAACAGTAGAAGAAGCAGAAGAATCTGAAGAAGAGGCAGTTGAAGAGGCTGAAGAATCTGAAGAAGAGGCTGTAGAAGAAACAGTAGGCGGAGCAGAAAGCGAAGACTTACTAGACGAAATCGAACAAGAAATCGACCAAGAAGAATCAAGTATCGAAGAAGTTGACGGTGAAGAAGAAATGGAAATGGAACCAGAATTAGATGACGTAGAGTCAGATGACGACGGTGAAGAAGAAATTGAAGACAGAGTCGACGACATTGAAGATCAGTTAGATGATTTAAGAGCAGAATTTGAAAAACTTATGTCAGACGATAACGAAGCAGAAGAAGAAGTTGAAGATTCAGAAGATGAATTAGAAGCAGAACTTGGCTTTGAATCTGAAGAAGTTGAAGAAGAAGCAATTGAAGAAGCAACTAAACTTCAAGACGACAAGGCTTCATTGGTTAAAAGCAAAGAAGCACAAAGTGGCGGTAAAAGTCCTTTGAGTTCTAAGCCAAAACAAACATTTGATGCAGGAGCATCAGCAAAAGACAACGTATCACACGGTGGCGAAGAAAGTGTTAAAGGCGAAAGTGCCAAAGACCATACACCAAGTGACAACATTGGAGAAGAACCAAAAGCCGCACCAGCACCAAAAGGTGACGAAAGTGACGGTGGTAAAAGTCCTATCAGTGGATAAGACTTTTTAATAAAAAGGTAGAAAACGATGACTAGAAAACTATACGAATATTACTCCCCTGCTAAAGCAAATCTTTTAGTAGAAAGCAGTAACGATGGTAAGGATCTAGTTATGAGTGGTCTTTTTATTCAAGGTGACGTAAAGAATCAAAACGGTAGGGTTTACCCTACCACAGAGATAGCAAGAGCCGTTAAATCCATACAAGACCGTTTAAATGAAGGAGAAACTGTTTTGGGAGAGTTAGATCACCCAGAAGAGTTACAAATTAATTTAGACAGATGTAGTCATATGATTACCAGTATGGAAATGCAAGAATCAAACGGCTATGGTAAACTAAAACTCTTAGATACGCCTATGGGTAATATTGCTAAAACACTACTTACAAGTGGTGCAAAGTTAGGAGTATCTAGTAGGGGTAGCGGTAATGTAAACGAGTCCGGACGTGTGTCGGACTTTGATATAGTTACTGTAGACATCGTAGCACAACCAAGTGCCCCGGATGCCTACCCTAAGGCGATTAGAGAGAGTTTATTTAATATGCAAGGCGGTGGCGTGATACACGAACTCGCCGAAGCGGTTACACACGATAAAGGCGCACAAAAACATTTATCACGAGAAATATTAAATTTCATTCGTGAACTTAATCTGAAATAGGAGAGAGCATATGGCGACAACATTTAATGACCTATTAGAATCAAGCACATTGTCTGAAGAGGCAAGAAGCGAGATTCAATCGGCGTGGAATGCTCAACTAAGCGAAGCACGTGATGACATCACAGCAGAGTTAAGGGAAGAGTTCGCTCAAAGATTTGAACACGACAAGGCTCAAATCGTTGAAGCAATGGACACATTCATTACCGAAGCACTAGCAGAAGAAATCAAAGAATTCGCACAGGACAAACAAGCACTAGTAAGCGATAGAGTCAAATATAAAGAATCTATCGGTGCTCACGCAAAATTATTAGACAAGTTTGTAACAGAAACATTAGCAAATGAAATCAAAGAGTTAAAAGCAGACAGAGATTCGCATAAAGCAAATATCGGTAAGTTAGAAAACTTTGTAATTGAACAAGTTGCTGATGAAATTCAAGAGTTTCATAAAGACAAACAGGAGTTAGTTGAGAAAAAAGTTCAATTGATTGCTGAAGGTCGTAAGAAACTTGCAGAATCTAAAGAGCAATTCATTAAGAAAGCGGCTGGAAAAGTTGAATCTACTATTACTAAAATCATTAATAATGAAATTAGTCAATACAGAGACGACATCAAAGCGGCAAGGCAAAATGATTTTGGTAGAAGAATTTTTGAATCAGTTGCATCTGAGTATGCATCATCTTACCTCAATGAAAATTCAGAAGTGAAGAAGATTAGAGAAGAGATGGCAGGACTGCAAAATGCAGTTGAAGAAGCAAAAGTAAAATTAGAAGAATCTACTAAGCAGAATGAAGAAAACATCTCTAAGTTAAGAATTGCGGAAGATAAGTATCAACGCAACGAGACATTAAACAAATTAATGACTCCGCTTAACAAAGAGAAAAAAGAAATTATGGTTGAATTGTTAGAATCAGTTCAAACAAACAAATTAGAACAGGCTTTTAATAAGTATTTACCAAGTGTACTCAATGAGGACTCAACAGTAAGAACAGAAAAGAAGGCACTTAACGAATCAGTGAAAACTACAGAACACACTGGTAACAGGGTTGCACCTGCCAGCAATGAGCAAGAAGCAACTAACAATGACGTAGTCGCATTAGACGAAATCAGAAAACTAGCAGGACTAAACTAAGGAGAAATATAATGGCAGAAGCATTATTTGAAAGCAATTGGTCCGCAACTAAAGACGCTCTTTTAGAGGGTTTAAATGGTAGCAAGAAGACAACTATGGAAACTATTTTAGAAAATTCTAAAGTACAACTCCAAGAGGCGGCTTCTTCAGGTGCTACAATGGCGGGTAATATTGCAACATTAAACAAGGTTATGCTACCTTTAATCAGAAGGGTTTTACCTTCTTTGATTTCTAACGAATTGTTAGGGGTACAGCCAAT